ATACTTGGATCTGTTCAAGGTGCTACCCGATTCGCGTAAGCAGAAGGGTACTGGGGTGATGATCAAGACTGCACCGAAGCATGCGAAACCGAAGCTCGAAAAAAGCATGCAAGCTTTTCCGGAGCTGGAAGGGCTGGTGGTAAAATCCCTCGCCCGATTGAAGCTGATTGATGTGGAGGAAGCTAAAAATGGACAAGGCGACGCCACACCACCCCCAGCAGCAGCTTAGTCTCGAACTAGATGCGGCGGCAGCGCGTTCCACCAAGGAAGCCTCGGTGGATCCCATCGTGCAAGAAGTGAAGGCTGGGTCAGCTACCTCTGTCGTTCTCGATTTTCAGTCTGCACGTTCCGAACGGATAGCGTCAAAAGATGCTTCCTTGTATCGCCGCATACTCGATTCCGTTCGGCATCTAGGCTAGAGCCCCCGTCGGCTTGAAGCATCAAAGGCTGTTGCCTGTTCCCGATACCACCGCTGAAACTCCACCACCATCAGCGTCGTCTGCGCAGCATCCTCGGCTAGCTTTCCACAGTTGCCGATGGCTTCAGACCCTCCGGTAGGAGGTACAGTGTTGGCGGGGACCGCATCAGTTCCGGCGGCAGCGACGGGAACTTCGGGCACGGCGCCGGCACCGTCTGAGGTGTCGTCGCGCACGCGGCGAGGCACACGGGCAGGCAGGCGAGGACGATCAGCAGCAATGGCCGCGGCGGTTTTCTGGAACTCATTCGAGATCTCCTGGTTGATGTCGGATTGACGATTGGTGATGGCGGCGACCCGCTCGGCCTGTCGGGCTACGGCTTGGGCAGTGGCGGCCTTCTCGGTCCCCCATCGGGCCGTGACACGCTTCTCCCCGTACTGGCAGCCGCCCACAAATAGCCCTGCGGCCAGCGCCACAGCAGCGATCAGCCGCCACGGCAGCGCGGCGAGGACGCTCACGATCGGGAACATCACGCGCCTCCGTCGAGAGTGTCCAGCCCGTGCTGGTGAATGATCGCGATGATCTTCGCCGCGTAGTCCGGATCGGTCGCATACCCCGCCTGCGCCACGGCGGTAGCGAACGCCTCGCCCGTCGCGCACTCGAAGCATGGCGCGTAGCGCTCGTTTTGATGCAGGAACGCCGCATGGTCATCCATGCAGCCCTGCCAATCGCCATACTTGCGCCATCGCGCCGGCACCACCACCCAGTCACCGTGCAGGAACTCGCGCGTGTTGAGCGTCAGGACGTCGCCCTGCCACGCCGCATCTGCCTTCACGCCGAACAGGTTCTTGCCATCGCGGGCGAGCAGCGACTCGCCCCAGGCCGATTCCAGCGCCGCCTCGGCGACGGTGAAGCTTGCCGGAACGCCCGTGGCACTCGCGGACACCTGCGCCGCGGGCCCGATCAGATTGATGAAGTCCTGCGGCGCCATCAGAGCATCTCCTTCACGTCTTTGGCCACCTCGTCGATGCCGGCGTCGCGGTTCTTCTCGATGAAGTTGAAGATCCACCGCACGATCGCCCAGCCCGGCAGCCCGCAGCCGAAGATGAGTCCGCCGAACGCGAGCAGACCGACTTGCGAATGGACCCAGCCGTGCAGGCCGAAGTATTCGACGACGATGGCACCACCGCCGATGCTGATGACGACGGTGCTGATAAGGCCCACGGCCCACTCGCGCCGGGAGCGCGGCGGCGTCATGAGCATCACGACGATGGCGGCGAGAGTGGCGCTCCCGGCGGCGGTGCCGCCCATGGCCTTGAAGGCGGCGGCGCCGGCAACACTACTGGTGGCAGGTTCGGTCATAGTCTTGTTCCTCCAAAAAAATGCCGCTCGAAGGCGGCAGATGGTTGAGATGCATCTGTCCTACAACTTGAAAATCTTGTTGGCGCCGTTGTCCCAAATCACCGGGATGTCGCTTCCGCTCGGCGTGACGGGAAGGCCGGTTGCGGTGTCGATGTAGGCGATAAGCGGGCTAGTGGTATCGCTACCCGTATCCTTGTAGAGCACCAGCGCCTCGCAACTCGCGCCCGTGACAGCAGCGAACAGCAGGTCGGCCGCGTCGGCGACGCCAGCCGCGGTAGTCTTCGACGTGAAGGCCGACGACGTGGCCACGCGCGCCCCCGAGGCAATCGCCGACAGGAATTCGTCGGCGGCGAGGTTCACCGCATAGAGCGCCGTGTCGACCAGGGCCGCCTTGATGGTGTCGCTGCTCCAAGAGAGCGCCCCGGTGAGAAACTTCTCACGGCCTTTGTCGTAGAGGGCATTCGCCATTGCGTATGACTCCTAGTTGATGATGAGAAAGCCGGAATTCGCCCCCGGCCCGACGGCGATGCGCGGCACGCCGACGCCCTCGCCGGACGCTATACCGGTCGGGCGCACTTCCAGACGCACGATGAAGTCGCCGAAGGTTTCGGCGCTCGGAATGCCCGTCATGCGCAGCACCGTGCCGACGACGGGGACGCCGAAGGCTTCCGCGCCGCCGATGGCGGCCGGCATGACTGGGCCGAATTGCGGCATACCGAAGGCTTCCGCGCTCGGCGTGCCGACTGGCCCCACGTAGGTCGGCGTGATTTCCATGGCGCCGAATGCCTCGCGCGAGCCGATGCCAGCCGGCAGCAGCGCGCCGACATGGACGGCGCCGAAGGCCTGCGCGCTCGGAATCGACGGCGCAACGATGGTGGACGTCGACCCGAACTCGAAGGCGACGGCATTGCCCGTGGGTACGACATAGGGCGTCGCCGTGAAGTTGAACGCGACCGCGTTCCCGACTGGCGCCGAGTAGGACATCAGACCGGGATTACTTGGTCATAGACGATCGCCTGGTAGGTGGTCGGATCGAAGGCCACCACATAGACCTCATCGCTCGCGCCGCAAAGGATCGAGTACGCGCCGCTGCCATCGGTAACGGCCATGCCCAGGCACACATGGTCGTGCTTGCGGATGGCGGCAACCAAGCGGCTGGCCACCAGCGTGCCGTTTTCCTTGAGCGTGCCGGAAACATACTTGGCGGTCGGCGCGAAAATACGCCCCGACACACCCGCCTGCTGGCGGCGCGTGTTCCAGCCATCAGGACCGAGGCTTCCGCTCGTCGCGTGTGGCTGAATGCCGACCTTGCTGCCGATCGCGCCGTAAGCAGTCATGGCCTTAGCTCCAGGTGTCCGAGGTTTCGAGCATGATCTGACCGGAAGTACCACTGCCTCCGGTAAAGCCGCGCATGCTGATGGCGACGAAGGATTTTCCGGTCATCGAGCCACTGCCGGAAAACGTGTCGCCGTGATTGAGCGGCAACGAATGGCAGGGTGCCCAGACTCCTTTCAGATAACCGCGCACGGCGCTGTTGTGCGCGAGCCAGATCGGCGAAAGCACCAGCGACGAATCGGGTCCGTTTGGGTAGGTGAGGAGGCCGTAGTTGGCCGGGGTCGTGTTCTGCTCGCCGGTCATGTTGGAGGTCAGAAGGGCGCCGGCGAAGGTGGTGCCGCACTTGCCAACCTGTACCGCGCTGCCAGATTGAGTCCAGTGGCGCGCAACGTAGTTGCCGCTGATTACGCTGCTGCCGCCGCCCCCGTTATTGAGCAGCCCGAAGGTGTCGACAAAACTCGCGCTGTTTTCGGTGCTACGGCCGATGATGGCGCAGTTGTAGGCGTCGCCGGACTTGTACGTATAGAAGTCACCGAAGCCGAAGGACGTGCACGGGCACGGCGCCGCGTAGTCCCCCGACTCGATGAACAGGTAGAAGCATGACGTGTCGGCCACGATCCACCATGCCCGCGCGTTGGTGCTGTCGGCGGTCGCCGACTTGCGGATGAACACGCCATTCGCCAGTTGCGCGGTCGTCGGGAACTGCCCGGAGCCGGTGTCCTGCGCACTCGCAGTTTCGTAGCCCCAGGCGCGCGCCTCCTTGGCGCCCCCGGTTCCCGCCGCGCTGTCCTGAACATTGAGATAAAAGCCGGTGTTGCCGCTGGTCGCCATACGATAGACGGCCTTGTTAGTGCCGCTGTAGGGCTTGGTCCAGCCGGCGGCGGTCTGCGTGCCATAGCCATTGACGAGCACGGCATCGAGCACGCCGATGAGCGAGCCGACCGCGCCATAGAGGACGGGCGCCGACGCATCGGTCGACTTGTAGAGGCGAACCGTCATGATTTCTCCGGGTTAGAAGCCGCGCACGACGGCCACGGCGTCATAGGTATTGCTCGCCGTGCTGTTGAGGAAGCCGAGGCGGTCGAGCTTGTTGGCCGTGGTCGAGAGCGTCGGCGTCGGAATGTCGGTCGAGAAGCGCGCGTTGCCCGGCCACGTGACCGAGCGGCTCCCGGTGGCGTCCTGCGTCAGTTCCAGTGTGCAATGCTGGCCGTCGACGCCGCCCGTAAAGGCCAGGGTCGGGTTGCCAGTGAGCGTGATGCGCGCAATGTCGCAGATGGACCAGTCGACCGTGATGGTGGCGGCATAAGCGAAAGTCGCCACACGCCCGCGGCTGCGCGAGTTGTACGCCGTCGCGCCTTCGCGGCCGGTGCGCTCGTCGGTGTAGGAGGTCACCGTCGACGCGCCTGTGACGATGGAATAGAGCGGGATGGCGCCGGCCGAAAAGCCCGCCGTGTTCTTCGAGACGACGCCGTTCTGGTCGGACTCGACGTAGTTAGTCGCGCTGGCGCTGAGCGCGACTGTGCCATTGGCAACGGTAATGCGCGTCCCGTCCGGCTTGGTGAAGCGCCCGCCATAGAAGCCCCAGGTCAGCGCCGACGTGGTGGACGCGCGCCGGCCGAACAGCGTCGTGGGCGAGCCGGCATCGAACAGCGCGTTCGCCGTGACTTCCTTGCTGGCTTGGCTGCTGCTGATGGTGTCGAGGTTGGTCGTGCTATTGGCCATCAGATGCTTCCTTTTGCGAAATAGCCGTTGCCGGTGGTGGCCGAGACTTGGGCGACGCGCCAGTAGACGGTCGCCGGCAAGCTGCCGAAGTCGGTCGTCTGGTTCGCTGCGCTGTAGCTGACGGTGTTGGTGGTGGCCGTGAGCGTGCGCTTGAGCGTGGCGTAGCTGGAACTGCTGTAGATCTCCATGACGTAGGACTCCGAGACCTCGCCCAGCGGCACGTCGCTGCTGTCGTTCCACGCGCCCCCGGTGCGCGTGCGGCGCGTCCAGTTCAGCGTGAGGTTGCCGGCCGCATCGCGCCCGCCGCCCAGTAGGACCGGCGCGTAGCACTTCTGCGCCACGGCGGTATCGGTGAACGGAATGTTGGCCGCGTCCGTGATCAGCGCACCGAATGTCACCGCGCGATAGAGGCGTGCGAGGTTCCATTCGCTGCTGGCGGCAGCTTCGAGCGCGACGGATGCCGACGACAAGGCGACGAAGCGATCCCCGGCGACGTGCGTCGACGTCGCCCATTCCGTGCCGCGCCGGCCACGCAGCAGGCCCGACAGGACGTAGCGCCCGGCCGCGACCAGCGTCGCGTTCTTGTACTGGATCAGTTCGTTGCCGATCAGGGCCGCGTTCTGACCGTTGAGGACGTTCAGTTCCGACGTCGAAACCAGCATGAGCGAAGCATCGATGAGGTCGACGGTGACGGTGTTCAGTTCATCGAAAATGGTCCCGCCGCCGAAGTCGCCCAGCACCCCGGCCGTAGTGCCGATGGGGGTCGGCGTGAAGAACGGCGCGCCGTAGGCGAGCCAGGAATAGCCGCCGTCCGTAGACTTGTAGAGTTGCGCGCCCGGCCACGTGCCGCCCGTGTAGCTCGAGGCCACCGCATAGAAGCCGGCACCGTCGTCCATGTCGCGTAGCAGCGGAATGTCGAGCAGGCGCAGCGCGGTCGGCGTGGCGACGGCAACCGTGCTGCCGGGCGGCGTTGCTCCGGCACCGGGCAGGCTCAAGCCCGAAGCATCAGGACTGTAGACGCTGGCGTCGGTGGCGACCGCCTTGAAGCCGTAGATGCCGCGGGCTTCGGTCTTGTCCTGCAAGCGCACGGTATAGACGTGTCCCGCCTTGGTGACCTGGATGACGTCGGTCGGCTCCAGGTAGGCGTACTTGGTCGACAGCGCCAAGTCGCCGGCCGTGCGCGCCATCCAGGCTTCGTTCAGCAGCATGCGCGCCACGTCGCGCGCCTTCGTGGCCGTCATGTTGATGGCGAGCTGGACCGACGTTTTCGCCTTCGACGGCGAGGCCAGCCGCCGCGCATATTGTGCGTTGGTCTGGTACTCGAAACCCGCGTCCACGTAGCGCACCAGCACTTCGACCGGCAGTTCCAATTCCTGCGCGCGGGTGAACAGCAGTTGGTCGGGCGGCGCCGTGCCGCTGTCGTGCGCGGCGAGGTCATCCTCGGGAATGCTGACGACGGCGGTGCCGCCGCGCTTGACGAATTTGAGCTGGCTGTCGGACTCGACCGCATCAAAGGCGAAGGCCGTCATGAGCGGTTCGATCGCGGCGCGCCCGGTCATGACCTGGCGCAGCGAATAACCGTCGACGGGATCGGTCAGGCCCGCGGTGTTGATATCGCCGCTATACAGCCCCGCGCGCAGGCAAATGTCCTGCACGATGGACGCCAGCGTGACGCTATCGGCACCGAGCAGCGGAACCAGGAACAGACGCCGGTACTGCGAACTGAAATAGCCGCCTTGGGAGAACAGGTAGCTCTTGACGCCGGGCACTTCGAGCAGATAGCCGGTGTTGCCCGAGGCCGAACCGTAGTTCTCGTGGAAAATCGTGGTGAACGTGGCCGCATCGATGCCGTTCAGGATGTTCGCGCTGAAACTGCCGCCAATCGTGTAGAAGGCGTCGTTCTGGACGTGGTAGATCGCGCCGCCTTGAAAGGCAATCGAATAGTCGGTATTCGGGTAGTCCGTGACCGCCAGCGTGAAGCCGTCGATGACGCGGATGGGGTCGGTGCCCGAGGCGTAATTCGGGAAATAGACGAGCCGGTGCCGTAGCGAGTCGTAAGCAAATCCGCCCAGGTAGTTCGGCAGCGTAACGGTGCCGGCATAGGAATAGCCGGACGGGCCGACGCCGGTATAGCGGATGAAATGGACTTGGGTCGACGAGGTCCACCAGACGGCGACCAAGCCGGTGCCCGCCATCGGGATCAGATGCGCCGACAGAATCCCAGCATCAACCGAGCCGTCCACCGTGCGCGCCAGCGGCTCAAAGACGTAGACCAGTCCGCCGAGATTGGTGAGGCCAACCAGGACTTTGTCTTGGTCGGCGTCGTAGGCGAGCGAGCCGGCCCAGCCCGAAACAGTGCCCGGCCGGTTGATGGTGCCGGTCGCCACGAAACCATCGGCGCTGAACACGGCGATGAACGGGATGGACCCGTAGGGGTAGCTTTCCCAGATGCACCAGATCTCGCGTGTCGATTCGACCAGCGTCAGGCATTGCGGGGCACCGACCGGCGTGATCGGGAACGGGATGCGGATCACGTTGCCGCTGGCATCGTTGTAGGCGTACATCCAGTAGGTGTAGGAGCCTGCGGCGCCCTCGCGCACGGCGGTCCAGATGTAGCCGGTGTTCGGGTCGCGCACGGGCGCCGTGTAGAACGCGCCGCCATAGGTGTTCGTCACATCGAGCAGCACGACGGGGTCGGGCAAGGCGCTGGTGCCGTGGGTGGCGACTTCCGCTTCGATCAGCGGCGGGCGATTGCCAAAGTGCGTCGAGACGTCGAGGTTTTCAAAGACGACGTAGCAGCAGCCGCGGTAGGCCGGATGGTCGCCGGTGGCAGCCACCAGCAGCGGATCGGGCGTCTGCGTCTCGGTGCCGAGATAGATCCGCATGCCGCCGATGACGGCATCGTAGGTGACGGCGCCGCTCGTCGCGCTGGCATCGTAGATCAGGCGTTTGTTGGCCCAGATGCGCAGGATGCCGGCGACGGGCCCGGCGCACAGCAGCACCGCTGCGTCGACGGTGTACGTGTAGGTGGTTGTGGTCGGCCCACCCTTAGCGCTTTGGGTATGCGACTGCTCATGCAGATCGGACGCCCACAGGTAGGCGCCCTGCTCGCGCATGCTGCCGTAGACGTTGGGAATGCCATTGCCGTAGGAGGTGAGGTGGACGCCGCGATCTTCGAGGCGCGGCCCCTGCTGGTTCTCGGGAAACAGCATCGAGCCGGCAATCGAGCCGGCCATCCAGCCGACTTGCGCGCCCATCGGCCCGCCGACCATGAAGCCGATCGCGGCGCCGGCGGCGCTGAGCGCAAGGCTTGCCATTCAGGCCAACTCGGGAAAGCTAAAGATGCCGCGCGTCATGCCGCGCCAGTAGTTGTCGTAAGGCTGGCGCACGCAGCGGCGCACTTGCGCGTAGGCATGCACGATTTCGCCATTGCCGATGTAGAGGGCCACGTGGTGCGGCTCGCCCTCGAAGGCCATCATCAGCACGTCGCCGGGTTGCGGCTCTCCGGCCACCGGCCGCAGTTGCGCGCGCAGTTCGCGCGCCATCGAGCCATCCGGTTGCATCGAGTAATCTGCACGGTAGCGCACCGCCAGCCCGCAGGCCATCGCCACGCCCGCGACGACGCCGATGCAATCGGCGCCCACGCCCTTGCAGGTCTGGTTGGCATGAAACGGCGTGCCGACCCAGGCCAGAGCTTCGGCCACCACCGCGTCGCGCGTTGTCATTAGGTGCCCCCGAGCAAGGCGGTGTCGCCCGGCACATACGGGAAGCCACGAAAGTTAATGACGTTGTTGTAGCGGCTGCGGCAGGTCGTGAGCAGCTTGTCGCAGGCCGGCGTCAGCGTGTAGGCATCGCCAATCTGGATCTGCGTGCCCATCGGCAGGAACAGGCCGATGAAACTCGGGTGATAGCTGGCGACTTCCATCTTGCGACCGGCGTTACCCCCGCCCGTCCAGGTCAGCAAGCCGCCTTGGAAAAATTCGGAGGCGACCGCCAGCGTCGCGGTGCCGCCGCTGCTGTAAGCAGTGAAGCCGCTCGAATTGACGGCGACCGAAAAGCGGTTCGCATCGAGGTAGGTGATGGCGCCGGTATAGCCGTTAAGCTCCACCATGCCAACGATGCCGGTGAGCGTGACCGGCGTTCCCGCAGCGAAGCCATGCGCCGGGCAGGTAACGACGGCCGGATTGGCGCGCGTGATGCCCGTGATGGCCTTGGCCGTCGTCGAGTTGGTTTCGGTGCGCGCGGTGTCGAGGAAGGCCGACTGGCTGATCAGGCTCGTGACGCTGCCGGTGACGGCGAGCGCCGCCAGATTGACGCCGCAGCGGGCATCGCCCAGGTCGGCGTCGCAGGCCGGCAGGCAGACGCGGCCGATGGCCTGCTGCAAGGGCTGCGCCATGCCGCGCAACTCGGCGGTGAACTGGCTGCGACCGGTCTTGATCTGGCCGAGCCAGCCGCGGCGCAGCGCCATGCTGCCCATGCTGAGGTCCAGGTAGTTGACCAGCATGATCTGCACGGCGGCGTAGTCCCACAGGCCGGCCATCATGTCGGCTTCGGTGATGGTGGCGGAGTCGAGGACCGAGACGACTTCCAGGTTGTCGACGTTGAGCGCGGCCGTGGTCTGGATGTTGGTCGGGCTATAGCCGGTCGCCGCCAGGAACGTGACGCCGCCGAACACGACGTCGCTGGCCGCATCGGTGAAGCCGAAGACGGTGCCATCGGTGCGCGTGATGAGCCAGAGCGTCGCCAGCGTCGTCGTTTCCTGCGCGAGGTGCGCCTTGAGCGCGGCGGAAACGGTTTTCATACGCGGATTTCCACGATGGGGATGCCGCCCCACGTGTAGGCCGCGTAATCCGCGAAGTCGACTTTCATGTGGTCGGTGTCGAAGCGGCACGGCACGTCGAACTGGCCGGTCCAACTGATCGGCGTACCACTCGAGACAGTCACGATGCCGGTCGTGGTGTTGAGCGCTGCACCGACGCCCCCGGTGATGACGATGGTGCCGGCCACGGGTTTGCGAATGTCGCGCAACTCGAAATTGCTGCCTGCCAGATACTTCTTTTGCATCTGGAAGGTGGTCGCGGAAATCTGCGCAAAGACGCCGTTCCCGCCGTCGGTGTAGTCGAGCCAGTCCTTGAAG